CGTCGCGGTGCCGCTCTGATCCCATTCACGATCAGACAAGGATTCCGCCGCCGCCGCCGTGAAGGTGAGCTCGGTTCCAGTCGTCATCACCCCATTCACAAAGGTGTAAGGCGTGATTTTCAGGGTGTCGCCAATCGTCGAATTACCAGCATCAACCGTGATCTTTGCCGATCCGAGTTTAATCCCTTGCGCCATTGAGATCGTTGCGCCTAGCTGAGACTCATCTGTTCCCGTTGCGTCCTTTGCCTCGTAAACTTTGAAGTCCAACGAGGCTCCTGTCAATTGCCCTTGCACTGTCAGGAGGAAGAGCGCCTTCGCGTACTTCTCCATGCTGAACCATTCACCCGTGAGGGAGGTCTGGCCCGTTTGTGCCTGTAGTGCCGTGTCAAACTTGGTACTTTCTGCTATATCGTGCATATTAGTTCTCCTTGCTGTCCATGACAGCGTGACTTCTCTCTATGCCGCTAAGCTGACGAACGGGCTAACAGTGTTCGTCCCATCCCGCAAGGTAAGAGGCTGTTGCAGCCAAGGTTTCCCGTCCATGTAGAACGTAGCCTTGATCGTCTCTTTGCCGCTCAGGAAGTTGCTAAACGTCTGATCCGACTTGATTTGTACTGGCATTCCTGGCTTGAGGAGATAGTAACTCAAGTCCACAAGCACGATGTCACCAGCTTCACCCAATGCAGGCCCAATCTCATCATAGAACAACGGTAGCCCCATAAGACGTCCGCCTGGAGCGCCACCAACTGCATCGTCAGTCCAGATCAGATGTCCCGCCCCATCGGTAAGGGTCATCAACTGAGGCAATAGCCCCACTCGCTGGCACACCCACACGTAGTTTCCCCGCGTGAGGATTCTTGCCAGCATGTTGACCAGATCGATGTAATTGACCTCGTTAGACGTGGCACGATCAACGGAGATCTCAGCCGAACTACCGCGGAACCCAAGGCACTCGCCCGCGCCAGTTCCCGTCTCAATCTTGTCATCGAGGTAAGAGCTGATCGCGCCCTGCATCAACGAGGGCATCAATTGCGCCATCGTCGGTGCATTCGCCCTCAACTCTTCGGTGAGAATGTAGTAGGCTCCCACCTTCTCTGGCTTCAACGTCACCAGGCCAACCTTGGGAGTAGTCAGGTTCGTAACATTCTCAGCCTCAGCCGCAGAGTACACAGCTACGCCACCATAGACCCCCTTCGATCCACCCTGATCAAGATACGGAATCTTAATCTCAGCGTTCGGAGGAGTCCCGGCTGGTAGCTCTCGACAATACTTACGCAGATATGCCCCCTCATCCGGCACACGCAAAAGCTCACTTGACCACTGTGGAGGCATGAAAAAACCACCGTCTCCGCCGCTCAAGGTAGAGAGGTCGCGCTTCTCCATGATGTACTTCTGCATCTTGACGAGGCGCTCGGACGCCCCTTGTCCTGGTTGGGCCGCGCGGTATACGTCCTGGATGAACGCACCAAATCCGTCTTCCCCATAGCCGCAGAATTCATCTGGCTCATCGTCGCCACCCACGCCCGGCGCAGCCAACCGTTCTAGCGTCGCATTAACCGCCTCTTCGTGCGCGATCCGCTTCGCCTCCATCTCTTCCTGTGCGGCTTTCAGGTCTCGCCCGTACTGCTCCTTGAGCCGCTCTTCCATGCCCTCGATCTTGTCCGCCATACCCGTAAGGGTCTCAGTCAAGACGTCTAGATCCTCTCTCTTCTCTTCATCTGCCATTCTAATCACGCTCCTGTTATCACTCGCTCTATGCGAGCCATTTCTCTTTGTAGCGTCCGCAAGTGGTCATCCGGCTTGCGCAACGGCTCCTGAGTGCCAACAGGCGGCTCAAGGAGTGTCGCTAAACGCCCCATCTGAAACGCCGCCTCAACAGATATGATTCTCTGCCAAGGAGCCGTCTCGCCTAACTTCTCATAATACTTCGCCAATTGCGCCTTTATTCCAACCACATCAACGTCCTTAACTTGATCAATGCGCGCCGCCGCTGCGTAGATCGCCCGTGGCACTGCTTTCAACGTCCCGTCTACAATGTCGCCAATCGGGAACTTGTAATCAGTGAGGTTCTCTCCGTCACCATCAACCCATAGGAACGCCCGGGCATACTTCGACATCACCACGTCGCCATCTGCATTCTTCGCCCATTCCTGTACGCGCTTATTTGCCGCGCCAGCATCCCACGCTAAATCCTTCGACGCCAACGAAAGATTGGATGAAATCACCCCACGTTCACTGGTTCTCACGCTCAGGATCGCCGCCTGATCGTTCGCTGCGAAGTTCGTGGTTACCGGCGAGACCTCGTTCAGCCTCACTTCCTTGAAGTGCAATATCCCATCAACAATCCGTTCCTTGATCGAGTTGAAGGCATGGCTCATCTGAGTGATATACCCTTTCTTCATCCCGCTGTACACCTCGCGCCCTCGCTGCACATCAAGATCAAGCTGCCCCTTGACAAATAGGCCATTGTCATCCTCTGAGACGACCGCTAAGCCAATCGGCTCCCATGCACTGTGCATCCAGGCGATAGGGACACGCCCCTTGCGTTCCTTCACCGTCTTCTTGAAACATCCCCGGTCAAAGACCGTCTGATATGAATCAAGTACCCCGAATGCGCTAGCATAGCCCTCGAAGTAGCCTTGCTCGTCACCTTCTATCACTCGCACGTCGAAAGCTCGCTCTATTCGTTCCATGCCCTCATCTCCTCTATGCCGCCCCCACAAACCCGTTCTCATCAATAGGCTTCCATATACAGTGCCAATGTATCTTTCCGTCTTTAGTCCCCGCCGAATCACTGCTCAATAGACGGATATACGTAGTCGCCCCCTCTTCTGCCACAATAATAGATGACACATTCGGATTCCTATAGTTTGTGTTTTCTATTACCTGCGGCGAGGCCGACGTTCCTGTGGTTAGAGCTACACTGGCATTGGATGTTTTACCTATAAACGATCCAGCTGGAAGGTTGTTCAGGCTTACTGTGTCGGTCAAATCAGTAGTATTGCTACCCGCAACAACCTCTAGCTTACAGTTGCCAAACTCAGCGTTTAGCGCATCTTCAACGTGGCTAAAGATTGACTCTATCTCAACGATACCCGTCACCTTGAACAGATTGAACGCCGTGCTATTGTCCGTGAAGTCGATTTCTTTATAGACCTGATCTGCGTATGAGAAATTACTCCATACATTTGCATTATTCACATCACCCCAACGGCCATCACTGGCACCAGACGAGCAATTCAACACTGTAACCTCTGACACATTGGCATCCAGATAGAACCCTGACGCCTCGTTTCCTGCGGAGGTGCAGTCAACTAATAGCCCTTTAGATAGCGTTGCGCCCCCCATGTAAAAGCCATAAGAGGTTGTCGCTCCAGTCGTACTACAATTATACAGTTTTGGCTGCGGTGCACCGATATCAAAGGCTTTCCCACCAGCCTTGATTCCAGATGCACGGCAATAGTGCATTTCTACACCAGCGCCGTCAATGTCAAATCCAGTCGCCGCAGCACTACCAACAACATTCAATCGATATAAACATGCACCAGCCCCGGTAATTGACACGCCTATTTGATCCGCCGCAGGGGTTACATGTATAATGTCCCCCAATCTTCCTACACGACAATATGCGCCCGATATGGTTAAGCAGGTCCCAGTACCAGCCAAGATTACACCCGATTCAGGCCATAACTGCATCGAGGCCTTATCAATCACCACATCTTCCGCGTAAGTGCCAGCCTTAATCGTTATCGCATCACCAGCAGAAGCCGCCGTAATCGCTGCCCCAATCGTCTTCTTGGCATTGGTTGGGCTTAGCCCGTCCCCTGAATCATCAGACTGTGAACCATCAACATAATAAACGGTTCCGATAAACTGCGGGACATTTGCAGTCGAGCCACCTGCAACCGCAATAGATAGAGCCTCCAGTGAATCAGTGGTGTCGTCATAGTTGGAAATGTCTCCATTCTTTGCCATCATTTGAGCAATGATGCTCTCATCGACCACCTGCGCTAACGATGTATCTGCATCCTGCAGGAGGTATTGCAATCTTGCGTTCCGTTTTCCTTGCATATTAATCTCCTATTGCATCAGGTATGCATATACCGTTACTGTTGCGCCGTTCGGCGTGGCTGCAAACTTGCATCTAATGATGTAAAACGCAAACCCATCGTCTGTCGTGTCATAGTCTCCGGCCCCACTAGATACCGTTATAGAAGTACCGATCTGGAACACCCCAGCATCTCCTACCCCCGCCGTTGCGGAAGGGCTCCCGTATAGAGTGATCGTCAGATCCTTGTTCGACGGATTATCTGCGCCATATGTTAAAGCTCTTTTCCCTGCGGAGTTGACTACAAGCGCATGATAATCAGTGTCATTCGCCACAAACGTTCCCGTGATCAGCGTTGTAGTTTCCGCCGTCCGCAACCCGCTAGGCTCTGGATGGCTTATCGTCCCCGTAATCGCCGTGTCTGCCATATCACTCACCTCGTCTCATATACTTCTGCGCAACGACAACCTATGCTGTCTTCTGGCCCACCGTCGCCCGGGAATATGGCCCCGCTGGGATAGGGTTCATCCAAGCCGATCCATCCCGCCGCGCTATTCTCAATGTGTAAATCCCTCACCCGGTCATCGCCACTGTTCATCCAACGTTTCTTCTGCACAATCCCCGATTGAATCGCCGCCTGTCGCATCCCGAATCCCGCCGCAGTGTGCACCTCTGTCCGTGCGATTATCGACGCCCGCCCCTTGGCCGCTAATGACATCGCTTGTCCTACCTTCTTCGCTACCTTCGACAACGACAATCCCTCTTCCAGTCCCTCCGCAATTGCCGCCTTGATCGCTTTTCGCGTTGTCTCTACGATGCTACTGACGTGTTCTGCCCCGCGCTCACTAACCCAGTTCTGCGTTTCCACTGTCCACGGATCGAAGTCCCGCTTTGCTCTGCCTTCAAGCTCGGCTATCTGCTTAGAGCCAAAGTCCTCGATAACTGATCTCATGATCGTGGTAATCAGCTTCATCCACGCATCGTAATCAATCGCAACATCCTTTCCAGCCTCGATCGCCTTCATCGCCGCTATCCGATCCGCGTTCAATTGGTCGAGAACCTTGATCTCAACACCGCGTTCCCACCCCTGCTTGCGTTGATCGATTACGCGCCACGACGCATCAAGCTGATCCTCCGCTGGATTCACCGCACGAGAAGAACGCCCGCCCGAGGCAGTCGGTAGCAACGTCGCAGGGATGTATCCCACGTCACCGCCTGGCACTTCCCCCATGCCAAGATCGAGCTCCTCGTTGAGCACATTCCACGGAACCCCCATCGCCCAATACGTCTTAGCCATTTCCGCCGCCTCTGTACGCGCCGCCACAGCCGCCGGAGTGTCCGATAGATCATAGTCGAGGTATAGGCCGCCCTTACGTGCAGGATACGACGTGCCATATATAGCCAACCCGTGATTGAGCACCGATCGCATTTCCCGTAGACGCGATTCAACCGGCCCTTCCCACTTTGCCCGAATCGCCCACTTTTTGTTCTCATACGTCGCGTCGCCGATCCCGACCGCTTCCGGCTGCACGTGGAACACCTCGCAAATCGCCCGTTCGTAGAGCGTGAAGGACTTCGTAAAGTCCAGCTCGGCCGGAGTAAGCCCCAACTCAGAGACATCCATCGGCTCAGACAGGACTAAGAGGCCATGTGCGTGTTTTGGTCCACTAACCTGTTTTTTGATTAAGCTCAGGAGCGTCGCATGCTGCGTAGCGGCCAGAGTATTCTTGGGTGATATCAACATGTCTTTTTTCGCACGATTGCCGAGCGATTCCTTATTCCACTGGACGAGCGAGTTCGACGTGTCCACAATCCGCGCCGCCGCTTGAAGCGGAGGCATTCCCAACAGGTCCGCCCCCGGATCGAAGAACGAGAAGTGCATGACCTCTTCAGGTTTGTACGTCGTCCCCTTCCCGTCGCCGGCTGAGTACTTGTACCCCTTTAGATGCCCGTCCTTGTCTGGTATGATCTCAACTCGATCGGGTCGCAAGATCCACAAGCGGACACCGCCGCCCACCGGTTGATGCAGTATGTACGCATTGCCGGCCAGAGACTTGTAGATGTCCGTTGCCTCGATCAGTCGACTCCACGGCATCGTGCTGTTCGGACTGCGCAGCATGTCAACCAGCGGGCCACTATCGACGACCTCACCATCCTTCTTCACCACCCAAGGAACGGAACTCACACAGTCGGCAAGGTCGCTCGCAATCGCGTATACGGTGTGATGCTTCTTGTAGCCTTCCTTGATCGCCGCATTCACCGACCACTCAGACCACAGCGGTTGATCAGCGCCCCACGCAGTGCCGACAGCCGGGGCCGCGCGTGACGCCGCCCACCTAATTACCGCGTTGGCTACCGCTGCACCAATCCGCATATATCACCTCAAACAGAAAGCGCCTCTCATTTCTGAGAGACGCTTGGAATCCACATGGTCCGCTATCTATCTCTACTCTATCACGAAGCACCTACAAAGTCAAGAGAGATAGGCACTGCTTCCATCGCTCATTTTTGCCTCAAATTCTTGGTACTTTCTCACAGCCTTATTCGCCATCTCTGCAGCCAACACGCCGTTGATCCTAGAGCTGATGACCGCTACAAATACATCACGCCACAAGTTTCTTTCAAACTGTGATAACCCTGGCCGCCCTGGAAAGCTCGGCTGTCGTGTTGTAGGTGGCTTAGCCGCCCTGCGTTGCTGTAACTCCATCTAGTTCCTCCTCACATCTTCCTACTTACATTACCCCACGTGTCCGTAATATCCGACCTGTCTGGCCCAGTCGTGCGCCTTGTCACCTTCGCATACTTGCGAATCACCCGCGCCAGCTCCACGGAAAACATTGAGCGTATCGTCTTGTCGCCCATGTCTGGCCGCTTATTCGTCCTTGACCAGCCAGCGCAGAACTGGTTGATCACGTCTTCAAGCTTCTCTGGTGTCTTCATATATCGCCATCCAGGCTGTCCCTTACATCCTTCCTCAACACGTAAGCTGAACCGCCCTCCATACATTTCGCGCATAACACGTCTCCAGTATATGGCAAGGTCACTCGCACTGGCTTCCCACAATTACAGCATGGAAGTTCTGCTACTTCACATTTCTCTATTATAACTACTTCATTCATATCAACCACTCCCTCCTTGATCCTAGCTACTTTTTCAGAATGCCCTATTCTTGCGACAAAATGCCAATCGCACGTAAAGTGTTTTACCTATCAAGGCAGGCTGTTAAGACGACATATACTCTGTGCATTACACGGGCGCACAGTGCCCGATCCTTGGGGGGTTGGTCGTCCAGCCGCCTAGCAACCCCAGCTAACAGCCTGCCTTTACCATTCAATGAAGCCTACATCCGACGCCGCTGGTTTCACGATCAACTCAGTCAACCCATGCACCATCGCATCCATCCTGTCCGGTGACCATCGAAGCCCATCAACCCAGTTTGTCATCTGATATTCCAGCTCCGGCCACTTACCGACGATCTTCACCTCTCCCCGCTGCCAGCGCCCGACGATAGGCACCGCCCGCGCATACTTGTTCGACTTGGCAGATACCAGCTTCACATTCACATTCGGATCGACTGCCAAGATGTTTGACGATACCATTTCGCCGCCTTGATTTTTCTCAGCGAGGATCATCGTCGCTCCTTGCCGGTAGTACTCTGCAACCGCTAGCCGCCCCCACTCTTCCGGTGTGTACCGTCCCGATAGATCATTCAGCACATAGCCGATACTTCCCTTAGCTCCCACGGCGACGATCCCTGTCTCATCCGATCCCTCTTTCGAAGAGATAGCTGGATCAATCGCCACGATCTTTAGCAACCCATCCGGTTCATGCTGCACTCGTCCCGCCTCGATTGTCTCCAGCGTCCACAAAGCACCCGGAACTGAGTCGATGTCCTCAGCCATGATCTCTTGACGATACGCTCTCTCATCCATATCCTGCGCGATCTCTTCCAGTGCCAGCTTGTCGAGGTACGGATTGTCGTGTGAAGTGAAGTGGAACGCCACCCAGCGGCCTGACGTGTCCGCCTTCGCCTTCTTGTACAGCTTGGCGGCATGCAGCGGATCACGTGCTTTTGAGACGCTCCTGGAGAGGGCTGACGGCGGCGTATATATGAACACCGCGTCACCGTTGTTGTCCAACAGCATCGGTGCTCCTACCAGTCGCCACGCGTCCTCATCCATCAACTGAAACTCATCGAGGATCAGCAGGTCTGCGTAGTCACCGCGTAGTGTGTCAGCGTTCCATGCCGTCTTTGCGCGTATACGCTGCTCTGTGCCCACTCTCTCGATGATGTGCGTCGTTTCGTTCTTGTAAAATGCCACGGTGCGGATTAGCTCGTCTAGTGCGCTCTTGACTTCAAACCAGAAC